ACCATTACCCTAGAAACTCCATAAAATGCACTACTGCGCCTATCGTCATCGATGCGGCGGGCGCGGTGTTTAGCTTCAATCCGATAATGCCTGCCTGCGGAACCCAGATGCGGCCTTCAGGAATATCCAGCTCCATCCAGCCGCCGTTGAGCACGTTCCAATCATCCTCATCCAGGATCTCGGTGTCCGTGCCTTCAGCCGTTGCGTTTACGCCGGTCGCCGACGTTCCGCCAACAGCGAGGCTCGCCTCAGAACCTGTGCGCAGTTTCAGCGGCGTGAACGAGGTCACAGTAGCCGCCGCCGACTTGCGCACTACGTGCAGGTCCAGGAATTCGGTAGTAGTTTTGGTTTTTTGATATACGCGGGCCTTGACGATCACTAGCGCCCCCGCTCCCGCCTTGATCTGGATAAGCGTCTTAGCGGCAGTGATCGCGGTCGGCGCCAGGCGGACCGCATAGACGTTGCCATTGTTCATATCAAAACTCCCGACCGATCAAGTCATTGACCACCATCGGCTTTTCAGCGATTGTTATTCCAACGCCAGGCTGCGCGAGCGCCAGCGTCAATTCGTCGCGCTTGCGAGTGATGGCGTTCTCGATGACGTTGTCGTTCGCATCGAGCGCGACGTTGATCTGGTCTATAATCTCCGTCGCGCCGTCGTCGCGCAGGATAGAGCCGTCGTCGGCGCGCCAAATAAGATCGACGGCCTTGTTATTGTCCAGGCGGCGAATATTGACCACTTTGCAAATTAGCTTCATTTCTGCCTCAATTTCTCAGCAGCGCGCTTGTATCAAAGCGGCGCCTGAATTCAGCCGGATACTCGTCGCCGGCCGCAACCTCGACGCCTGGAACCTCAAACTCGACCCACGACACCTGAGCCGCCACGCTGGGCGCGGCCGGAGGCTTCAGAGCGATGCTGATCCGTCCCTGGTTGGAAGCGGTAACAAGGGTTGCGGTCGTCGCGTTGTACGCTCCGGCGGATACTTTTACCCCCGTGGCTACTCCGATTCCGCCGCCGTCACCCGAGGTCACGGTGTTATCGATCCTCTCGGTGATGCTGGCCAGACTCGCATTTGTCCAGCCGGAAACCTGCGCCGTAGAACTGATGTCGGTCGTGTGAGAAAACGCGGCGACGATCAGGCAATTGTCTACCGTCGTCGTGTCGCCGTTGATCGAAACCGCGGTATTCGCCGTGGACAGCACGCCGCCCGCCGTCACGTCCCATGGATCGCCGCTCGTAACGCAACCGCGAACGGCCATCATTCTGCCGACCCAGCTGTCGCCGGGGTCGGCGGCTGTCGCGTTGCTCTCACTGCCGGTCGTTCGCTTCCAGAAGATTGAAAGCCGCGTGGCGGCCGTATTGCCTGCCGTGCCTGTGGACTGCGGGGAATCCGCGACGATGGCCCAGCCTGAAGGTGTGGCTACGGCCTGATTTTCGGTCGCAATGAACAGCAGCAGAATGTCGTTATTCAGCAGTCCGGCGGGCGGGGCGACAGAGATCGCCCCCACGCCGTTTCCCACGGCCCCGACCGCCACGAATGTCGGCGCCGCGGAGGCTTGCGTATTTTGATTTGCACGAATCTCAACACGGAGATTCGTGTAGTCGGTGATCGCGTCGGCCTGACCCCCGGTCAGTGTTCGCTCGGCCAGCGCGAACGCGGTCTCGCTGATATTCGTGTCGTCGGTCCAGGATGCGATCTCCGTCGTGCCTTGCAGCAAACGATAGCGCATATCCATCTGGTTGCCGGATGAAGCGCTTTTCTTGCGGTGCACTCTCAGGATGTGGCCGGTAGAGACGCCAGGATCAGGTACGTCGGTCAATGAGAGTTCGCAGGTATCGTTCACGGGCGCCGACGCGGAAGTTATGAAATCACCGTCGTCAGCGGGCGCTTCATCGACCTTTTGCCAGAGCGGCGTCGCCGTCCAACTGCCAGCCGACACATCCCCGTCCGGTCGCGCGAACTCGGGCGACGCATCGAGGGTGGAAAAGGTAAGGGCGAACTCGAACTCACGCCAAGGTATAGGCGGGCCGTCTTCCACCGTGAGCGCCGAGGACACGCCCAGGGCGAGATCGCCCCCGATCGCCGAATAGTCCCGCAGGCAATCGGCGACATTGTCGTCAACCATCGGCAGCCACGTGTTGATGTCGTCGGACTTGACCAGTTCATGCTGGCCCATCTCCAGGTTGAGCTCGTCAACCGTCAGTGCGCGCTGGTAGACTTTTAATGCCGCCACGCGCCCTCTGAAAGCCTGGCCGAAGCTACTGTCATTACCGATTGTCATGCTGTCGGGGCCGATTCCGACGTGATCCATCGTAATATCCAGAATTCCGCCCAGGTAGACTTTTACGTTTACCCCATCGTCGATCATGGCGACGTGATACCAGTTCCCGGCGCTAACAGTGCTTCCAGCCTCGGGAGACCCGCCGGAGCCGTTGTACAGTTCCAACTGGGAACTTGCGTTGACCTGTGCGCTATAAAACTCGCCTGACTGTTCGGCCAATACTAATAGCGGGGACACCCCCGACCCGAACGAGGCAAAATAAAACCAGGCCATCATGGTGGAGCCGAGCGGCGACACTATATTGGTAAACCGCTCCAAACGATCTGAAGTACTGTCGAAAGCTAAACTCATTGATTATGTGTCGCTGTATTCAATCGAGGCTTCCACGAAAAACGCATCCCCGGCCATTGTGTCCCCGGCGGCGGCTGCATCCCGATATATCGTCAGCCATACGGTATCATTGGCGGCGATCGAATCGAGGGCGGTGATCGTCATCGAGCACGTCATCTCACGCCTCGCGGTCGTACCGCCATGCGAATCGGTTACGGTTGCGGCGGTGGCAAACGACTTTGTGGTGATGTCCTGGCTGTCGGTGTCCGGGGTGATACAAGCGATCTGCGCGCCCCATATCACGTCGCTCGAGGTCGCAGTGTCCGCTGTCCAGCGAATAACCAAAGTTAAATTGCCGCTGCCGTAGTCCTTGGCCTTGAATTTCCAGAACGCAGACTCTTTCGTCGCGGCGTCAAACGCCAACACGCTGACGGCGAAATTCGTCCCGTTGATTTTTTTATATTGCGGAAAATTGATGCTCAAAAACTGGGCGCCCTCGGGCAGGAATGCTGTTTTGACTGTAGCCATTTATGCCCCCGTTCCGTATCGCTTGAACGTGACGATACTAAATAGCGCATTCTTCTGCGCCGTGCTTAATACGGTACGCGCGGGCGTCGGGATCGCGCTATTGAGCGAGGCGGCATTATCGTTCGCCCACACATCCATTGCGTCCACAGCCGCCTTGATTTCGGCCTTTGTCAGTGCGCCCGTAATCGCGTCCGTGTTTTCGCGCATCCATTGCGCCCAGCACGCAATGCGGTCGTTTTCGGATAGTTCAGCCATGATTCCTCCTCTAAATAAGCCGCGCGACCATCTCGCGCATTCTCTCCGGCGCCGACAGCGCTTCCGCTTCGACGCGGGACACGGCCACGCGCTCGAATACCGCTTGATAATCCATGTGAATACGCTTCAGCTGATCGCCGTATGCGTGAACGAAAGCGTCAACGCCGCGCATTGGGTTGTCATATTCGCTCGGACCACCGTCTTTCCACGCGTAGTCGTCGAAGATCATCAAGCCGCCGACTTTCAGCAGACGGAAACTCAACACGGCGTCTTCGAGCACGTCGGCGGCTGCGTGCGAGCCGTCGATGTAAATGAAATCGTAGGGTCCCAGTTCAAGCCAGCGGTCTCGCAAGATCCCTTGAGATGACCCCGTAAAGACAGAGACCTTCTCTCTATGCGGATTGATATTCATCAGGAACTGAACATGCAGATCCTTCAAGTCGAGTCCCATCCGAACGTGTTCGACACTTCCCTCAAACGTATCTATGCAATCAATGCGCGCCGTCGGATGAGTGAGAATATTTTCCAGCAGCCACACCGTTGACCGCCCCTCGTATGAGCCGATCTCCAGCGCTCGCACGTTGGGTTGCCCCTTATACCTATCCAGAATCCGCCGCCAATGCGGAATGTTGTGCGAGTGCCAGTCTGTGGTGAAATGCGGCATATTTCCTCAAGCAATATCGACAGCGTGAAAACGTTCGGCCATATCCCGGCAATGTTCCGCAATTTGCGAAACGCTCTGGCCCGCAATGTCGAACAGTTCCGACGCCTTCCCCTCTTTTACCGTCCACGCCTGATGAGCGGCGGCGCGCACGTCAAAGACGTTGTCGTAGTCCGGGCCCGCTTCCTGCCATTCGGCCGTGCCGTCCGTGATCTTCGATCCGGTTCCGATCGGCCATACGGGTTCGGTCGCGCCTGTTTGACCGGGCGTGACGCAAACATATCTGTGACCGTTCCTGACTGTGGGCATTACCACGTCGTCGAAGACGAATGCCGTCGCGGTTATCCAGAAACTGGCCCGCTGCACGGCGTCAAGGATCGAGTTCAATTCAACGTCGTCGAGCGACGGCGTGCTGTCCGGCTGCGCGAGGCGGCGAAGCTCGGATAACGCGATCTCTTTGTGGTCTTCAACGGTTGGCATTTCTCAATCTGCTTCTGCGTTTCTTCTTCTGTGGCTTCTCCGGCGGTTTCACCTCTTCCGCACGGCCACGCTGGATGAGCAGATAGGCGACAGGCTCGTCGAGTTCCAGCTCCTGACCGACGCCAAACATATTCCAAGGCTTGATGAATTTGACTCGTCGCTTAGTCGCCACTTGCCGCCCTCGCTTCCTCGAACTGGCCGCCCGTCCACAGGCTTAAAACCGTCTCCATCCCCGCCAGCTTTTCCTCTATGGGCATCAGGTATTGATGCCAGAGATATTGACTGTCGAGTTGACCGAGTTGGGCGAGGATCTTGCGGAATGACACCGCCTTCAGTCCGAATCGCGCGATATTGCGCGAGACGATGAAATCGTCGATCAGATGATCGGCGCGGACGTGCGCGCGGTTTTCCACCGCCGTCGGCCTGATGCGTTTGACGGCCTCTTCAAACGTCAGGTCGGTTAATGGATGCCAGAGGTCAATGCAGAGTCTTGACGCCACCGCGAACCAGTTGCCCGACGCGATATGCCTGCCGTCCCGCTCGAAATATTCGTCATACACGTAGCGACAGGCTGCTAAATCCATCGCGTTATGCATGATCGAATCCCACGGACACATCGCGGTCACGTCGGGCATATCTGGATGAATCAACGCGTCCGAATCGAAGAAAACGCACCAATCATCGCCACGCTCGCGCGCGAGGTCGTAAATCTGAAGTTTTTCGATCACCGGCGGAAGCTCCGGCGACTTCCGCTCGGTGATGACGAAAAACTCCGCGCCGATCTTGTCGGCGTAGCGCTTGAGAAGTGGATGCGTGAGCGAAACTATGTCGGGCGCAAAGTCATCCACGCACAATGTATAGACCGTCTTCTTATACAAACTTCTGCTCCAGTAATCCGCGCTCGGCTGCCGTGTTCGGGGCTTCCTCGCCGCGATACAGGTCCGCATGCGCCGACAGCAGGCATGCGTTTGTCGAGCCGACCGTCATGAGCAGCGTGATATAGCGCCTGCGGTTGCCCAGAAGATTGATAAACGTGCGAACGCTTACGTTGTCGTTGGCGTCGACGAGCGCCGTGTGGCTCGCGCCCGTAATGTTGACGGCATTCGCGCCGCTGGCCTCGTGGCTCTCCTGCCACTGAATCACGGTAACGCCGTTAGCGCCGGTCAGTCCCGCGCTGACAGTTAGAGCGGCGGCGCGGAATCCTTTCGTATCGATCACGTTCACGACTGTCGCGTTGGCGCCGCCCGCTACCGAGATCGGCGGCACGACGCTGACGAATTTGCATGCTTGAAGGTCGAGCATTTTGCTTTCTCCTATTGTTTGAGGGGCGGAGAGCCCGCCCCGGTTATTACCGCGACGATTACGCAGCCGCCGAGATTAAGCCCACGATCGAGCCGGTTTGGCGATCCGCCGGGGTCGCCGATGCGTTACCTACGTCGTGAATGATGATGTCAATGCGCTCCGTGCCCCTCACGGCTATCTGATCGTTGGCCGACAGCGAGAACGGGTCCGTGAACAGCGTGCGCTGCCGCTTGTCGCCCATCACCGTGGCCATCGAGAGATCGCCTAGAATCGCGGCGATTTGCGAGTTGGCGTCCGTGCGCGGCATTACCTGAGTGAAATTGACGGGATAGCCCAAAAACCGAGGCCGAGGGGCGCGATCCCCAGCAGCTACTTCCGGGAGCGCATTGCCGCCCGCAGCGAGTTCGAGGCGCTGCATAGTCCCGTAATAGAAGCCGCGATGGCAGTACCACGCAGTCTGGTTGGTATCGCCATACTGCGGCAGCAGCGCGACCGTGTTATTGAAGTCGGGAAGGGTGAACTCTGAGAAGAGATTGCCTGACGCGACGAACAGCCCGGCGATATTGGCGATTGTTCCGCTGAGGCCTAGCAATTTCCGGGTAATTCCCGTAATGCCGCCGTAGGTGGGAGAAGCGTCGCCCAGGAATGCAGCCTGATCCTCAGCGAGAGCGAACGCGGTTCCGATCTCGAATGCGAGCTGATCGGCGATTGATATAGCCGAGTCTTCCGTGATCTCGCTCGACATGATCACGCGCGCGGCCAGTTTCTTCGCAACTAACTGCACATTGTCATAAGTCGGCGTCGAGTCCGTGATCGAAGCGCCTTCGCCGACCCATACGGCCGTGACGCCTCCGGTGCGGCGCGGGATCATCTTCGTGTCCGACGCCATCTGGTTCATTCGGGTGTAGCGCCTGAACACGCCGAACTGTTCCAGTAAGCGAATCAGCATATTGTCGAACTCGGGTGGTACGAGCGCGCCGCCCTGTTCGTTGATGCCCTCATTGAGAGCCTTGACTGTTGGGATCCCGTTGTCCCCGCAGAATGTCACGGCCTTCGTACGCAGCGGCGAATCCGCCGGCAGGTTTGTGGCGAACCACCATTGCGCGAACCTGTAGGCCAGTTCTTCGTCTTGCTGGCGGTTCCCGTAAAACCCGATGTATTTCAGATTCCCCAACGCCGAGTGCGCGACCGCCTTACTTCTCTTCGGGTCATTGTTATTACCGTTCGAAAACTGCGGACGATTGACTGCGCCGGAGAACGCTTTCGCGCGCTCGTCGTTTTTCACGCGGGCCTCTTCGACCTTTTTCAGTTCGGCGTGCCTGGCTTCGAGTTGTGTCTGCTCGGTATCGACGGCCTTGATCTCATCAAGTTCCTCCTGGGTGGGCGCTTTGTTGTCCCGCTCTTCGGCCAGGGTGAAGAGTTGCGACAAACGCTTCGTGTTGTTATGCATCGTGGCGGCGATTTCCGTCATCGTCCCCACGGTGAGCAACTGCTCAAAAGTTTTCATTTTTATCCCCTATTAACGGCGGCCATGGCGATACTTCGCCATGAATTCCGCGGCTTCTTTGGCGCGTTTCTCAGCGTTGTCCGTCGCCCCGGCCGATTCGTCGAGTAGGGTTTGCAGGTCGGCGATTACCGCTTTACCGTGGCCTATCCACGAGGTTATCCGCTGGCGATTTCGTTCCGAGAGAACGCGACCGTCTTTTTTTCGCGATTCGTGATTGCCACGGAAACGCGACGTGATGCCCCTCATGGCGACCACCGTCAATTGGGAATGCGTATCGATGTCGAGGCCATCGAAAGCAGCCACCTGCTGTTCGGCGTCCTCGGTTATTGGTTGGTTGGGACTCTCGCTCGCGTCGTCGGAGACCGGCGCATCATCGAGCGGAGCGAATTTCAAGGATTCAAGGGATTTGAGCGTGACGACCCGGTTCAACTTCTCGGCCGGCTGAGGCGTCATGGAAACTTCGATAATCGGCCATCGAGTGATTTCGCCGTCATCAGTTCGTCTCATCATGTGCCATGTAGAACCAGAGGACCAGCCCAATTTGCCCGCTTTTGTCAGCCCATATACGGCCTCTTCGTAGGCGTTCGCCATATCGAGGACCACCTCGACGAATAGACCTGTTTCGTCTTTCTTGGCCTTTGTCGGGCTGCTAAAAATATGATTCCTAAATGCTTCAAGGGATCGTTTCTGCTCTTCCGTCATACGGCGTGTCGTATGAAGCGGCATGCCGTGATGGAACAGAACGTCAACGCCGTCGCCCTGATGTGCGCCGAGGTAGGTGTCTTTGGTGAAATAGTCGCCGTATAAATCGCGGTGTTCTCTATCCGTGAAGCGAACGGCGTAACCGCCGATGCGGCCTTTATCGTCGAGCGCCTTCAATGTGTCACCGAAATAAAATAACGCTTCGTCCATAATAAAAACCTCGCGCTAATTGATCATTTCCCTGTCTTCGCCGTTGATCAGTTGCTCATCCGGCGGATTGATCGCGGCGTCGATGCTCG